AATATAATTTAAATTAATAAAAGGTTATTTATGAAAGCGTATTACAAATACAAAAATAAAGTTACTGACGATTTAGAAGATGCATATGAAATCATTAAAAGTATTGGTCGTGCATTAACTGAAAATAAAACTGATAAAGCATCTACTTTAGATAATTTAGCTCGAGCAATGAAAAAAATTGAATCTGCTCGTTATTATATCGACCGAGAATAAAAATCAAAAAAACATGAAATCAAAATCAACTCCGCCCCCAAAAGGGTTTAAACGATTACAGTGCAAATATTGCGATAATGTATGTGAACGAGTCGATGAAAAAGCAACGGCTGTTACATGTTGGCAATGCACTTCTAAATTAGTTCATGGTCAACATTTGGAAGTACGAAAATAATTTCATAATATATTTTTATGTTAGAAGCAGAAAAAATTAAATCAAATTGGGAACAATACCGTCAAGCAGTAAATGATTATTTCCCAACCAGAAAAGATCAACTCAATCAAATGTATGATGATTTTGAAGATCGCATGGTAATGATGCCAGCATCTTCAATAGCACATTTTCATAATGCGTTTGCTGGCGGTTATGTAGATCACGTACTTCGTGTTATTGCGTGCACTGAAAAACTTTATGAATCTTGGTCTGAAATGGGTGCTGATATGTCTGGTTATACAATTGAAGAACTTCGTTTTGCAGCAATGCATCATGATTTGGGTAAAGTAGGATTTCCTGGAGATGGTAATGAAGTTTATCAAGTAGAAACATCAGATTGGCATCGTAAGAATCAAAACAAGATGTATAAACATAACGAAAATATTCCATTCACTATGGTACCAGATCTTTCAATTTGGTTGCTACAGCAATATGATGTTAAAATGTCATGGACGGAATATCAAGCAATTAAGATTCATGATGGAATGTATGATGATGCAAATAAACCGTATTTTGTTGCTCGTTCAGCACAAGCTAAATTAAAAACAAATTTGCCAATTTTATTACATCATGGTGATCATATGGCGGCACAAATTGAATTTGAACGCTGGCGTAATAAAGATAAAGTTACTCCTAAAGTATCTTCAGAAAAAAGTAGAATTCAAAAAAGTAATGGTTTAAAAAATCTAGCAGAAAATAATCCGGATGTTGAAAAAACATTAACAGATATTTTTAGTGCTTTTAATGAGGATTAATATGATAGCTGGTTTACTAATAGTCATATTGTTATTGTCTGTAACGTATCTTTCTTTTAGAATTTGGTATCTTGCAGGTGCATTAGCAGACGCACAAGAATATGTTGAAGAATTGGAATCAACAAATCAATACATGTTTGATAGAATTTCTAAATCTTACGATGCCATGAAACAAATTGATCGTTTAGGTGCATTTGAATCAGAAGATGAAGCGGGCACAACGTTTCAACTTTTAAAACAAGTAATTGATGAATTAAACGGAGAATTTGATAATGGCGCGCAAGAAAAAGAGTAATGTTTATTTCACAAAAGTTACTGATATTGCAATTTCTGCATACAATAAATCAGAAAGTAATTTAGCTCTTCGCGAAAAAATTTATCGAAGATTTATATATCCAGCATTCATGAAACTTGCTGAAAATATAATCAACAAAGTAAAACCTGATTATATTGATTCATCATTTCAAGATTTACAAACAGATTTAGTTACATACTTAACTGCTCGTTTAGATAAATTTAATGCTGCAGCAGGCAAGGCATATTCATATTATACTAGAACATCATTTAACTATTTGATTGCAGAGAATCAAAAAGGATATGCAAAAGTTAAAGCAGATGCCTTAGAAATCGATGTTGATGAACAACGCAATGTAATTACAGAAATGCATAATGAAGATATGTTAGAAACATTAGAATACTTCATGGATGCATATATTGATTATTGTTATGATAATTTAAATTATATTTTTAGTAATCCTACCGATATACATGTAGCTGATTCAATTCTTCATATTTTTGAAACTCGTCAAAATATTGAAAATTTCAATAAAAAAGCCCTTTATATTTTTATACGAGAACGTACGGGTTTGGAAACAACTAATATTACGCGCGTAATTAAAGTTTTAAAACAAATCTACGAAGAGAAATTTAAAGAATACGAACAAACAGAATTCATAAAACTGCCGTTTTAATATTTATTATTAAAGGATTTACGGTATGGATAGGAATGATGAATTATTCAAAGGAACAACCTTTGCAGATTTAATGTCTGATGTTTATCATAATTCAAAAAAGAAAGATAGGCAAATAAATCAGCTTATCGCTCAGTTACAACCATTAATTAAAAATGCATCTGATGCAACAATCATTGTTCCGTTAATCAAAGAATATTTAGATGTTGCTGTAAAAAATGATGATCATTTAGTAAAGTTAACTGCAATTGTTCAACGATATATTTCAACTAAACAAACTATTTCTGGTGCAGATAGTTTATTAAGCGATGAGGAAAAACAACAACTTTTACGCGTTGCTGAACAAACTCTATCTGCAGAATTAACAGATGAGTTAGATGCAATAACATATGAAAGCACAGCATTAACTGAAAAAATTGATATTGCTAAACGCAAGTTAGAAAAGGACGTTAATGAACATTGAATGGGATGTTGCAGAAGTATTAGGATATGATAGAACATACAAATATGTTTCAACACCTACCGAAGATTCTAATATTTCAGAATTATTTGCATTGCAAGTAAGATCTTGTGCACAATTGTATAATCAAAAATTATATATTGCTAAACCAGGAAATCTTAGTATTAAAAAAATTCCATTGATTGGAGAATTTGTTTTAATATACAAAACATTTAATCAACAATCAACTGATACAACGTGGAGAGAAAATTGGTATTATCTTTCAACAGTTGATTTACAATCTTCAATTAATGAAAATATGATACCGGGTATATCCGGTCAACTTTCCGAAGAACAAATTAATAATATACAACCTGGTTATACATTTAAAAGAAAATCTATTTCTCCAATACAACCATATGAAGGAGATGTTTTAATTGAAGGGCGAGTTGGTAATAGTATTAGATTTGGAAGTACTATATCTAATAACTATCCAGCATCTTATTATTTTAAACAACCAACTTGGTCTGGAGCTAATTCAACATCCGGTGATCCAATTATCATATTATCAAATCGTACGATAAATAAAGATAAAAAAGAATTTGTTGTAGAAGATATTGAACGAGATGCATCATCATTGTATTTAACTAGTACTCAACAATTGGATACAATTAAATTGTCCAATTCATTAACTGTAAATAATAATTTTATTGGCTCTCAATTAATTGGTGGCGCTGATAGAATTATATTGCGTGCAAAAAAAGATATTGCTATAATTGATTCAGAAAAAGGCATTGTATTAAATACGCCAGGCGATATAAAATTAGGAGATGATTCTGCAGACCAATCCATGGTGCATGGTGAAGTATTAACTAGAATTATAAATAAATTAGCACGTGCAATTTTAGCCGGTGGCACTGCATCTGGTGCTATGGTTACTAGTAATGCTGCTACGTTATTAACAGATATATCTGCAGATTTAGAAGAATTAACTAGTAAAAAATATAAAATAAAGAAAACATGATATGGCAGTAGCTCCACCATTTGATTTAGTTGTTCAAAAAGTACCAACAGCAATTAATAAATTGCAAGGGGCTTTAAACAAATTGATTGATCGATTAAATGAAAAAGTAAGTGATGCAATATCTGATGCTAGTAAATTATCAGAACGTATTGATTGCAATGATCCTCGAGTTAAAAAAATTAAAGCAACTTTACAATCAATTCAACAAATTATACAAAAAATTCAAGAAGTATTAAGAATATTACAAATCGTTGTGCCAGCATTAACAGTTGCAGCTCAAATTGCAGCTGCATTAATTAATATTCAATTGGGAGTACCAACTCCAGCCCCGCCAGTTTTAGTTCAAGGATTAGCATTACAGAATGAATTAATTGCAACTATTATAGGTGCATTAAAACAAGCATCGATTATAATTACTGTAGTAAATGGGGGCGTAATTTTAGCATCAGCTGGGCTAGCTGCAGTTATTAATAAATTATCTTCAATATGTAATGATGACGTATTTGAAGTTTCTGCAATTACTCAATTGGCAATAAATGAACTAAATATAGAATTTAATACACAATTTAATAATTACGCACCATCTGAATTCTATAATGTAAAAAATACATCAATTGATGATTTAGATAATCGAGAACTACTCATACAACAACTTAATTCTAAACAACTTAGTATTATTGAAAATTTATTAGAATTGCCTAGCAAAGTTATTAGATTTAGACAACCCGGTGCACCAGCTGAAAATATTGGCAAACAAGGAGATTTTGCTATTAATGAAACTACAAAAACGTTTTACGGACCAAAAGTTTCAGATACCGATTGGGGTATAGGCATAAATTACTAATCTACATATTTATTAATAAAGTATTCATATGGATTCTAAAACACTTATAAACGCACTTAAAACCGCTGTACGTGAAGTTATTAAAGAAGAATTAACGGAAATTCTTCGTGAAGGTTTACAATCAACAATTACAGAGATGAAACAATCCGCTGCAACAGTACGAGTACAAAAAAATGTATCGGCCGCACCGGCAAAGAAATCTAAAGTTCACTTTTCAGAAAATAAATGGGCATCAGTTTTAAATGAAACAGACGCATTAATGGAACAAGGACCTTTAGCAATGAATAGTTTTTCAGATATAATGAATGAAGGTATAGATGAAATACGAATGACGTCTGCAAATGCACAGGGTTTTGGAGCAATGCGTCAAAACATGAAACAAGCAATGGGTATTGCACCAACAGCTCCGAAAATAATGGAAGATCCCGAAACCGGTAAAACGTATGAAGTAGCACCAGAAGTAGCTCAAGCAATGACTCGAGACTATTCAGCATTAATGAAAGCATTAAATAAAAAGAAAGCTAATTAAAAATGCCATATGTAATTGTTGATCCAGGAAATATTCAAACGGCAACTGCGACACCTAATGGTTTAGATATATCATTCGGATCAGTATCTCCATTTTCAACAGTTTATACATCAGAGCAAGCCGTTTTCAATAAATTAAAAAATTTATTATTAACAAGATTAGGTGAAAGACCAATTCAGCCAACATTTGGAACTGATTTATTTAGAATATTATTTGAAGTAAATTCTAGAGAATTACAGCAAAGTGTTGAAGATTATATATTGCCAGCAATTTCTTTTTGGATACCTGAAATTACTATATCAAATATTTTAGTAAAAACGATTGAAGATGATCCAACTTTAAATCATTCAATTATAATTACTTTAGAATATTCGAATACTGGTATTAATTTAAATACACTTACATTAACTATAGATGATAATGGCATAGTACAAGTAGAACAAGGATAATAGTATGGAAACAAAAAAAGATGTTTCTTATTTAGGTAAAGATTTTAGTCAAATTCGAAAAAACTTAATTGAATTTACTAAACAATATTTTCCTACAACATATACTGATTTTAGTGAA